GTGGTTCGCTGTGCGTGCAAAACTCCGACCTTTTCATATAGCCATCACTGCCTGTCTGTAAAAAAAGTATAAATCTGTCCGACACGGACTTGACCACCCGACACGGGAGACTAAAATGCCAATATCAGGAGCCAAACCAAGCGGACGACCAACCGTCACCCGCCACGCCCCAACACACGACTGGACTACCGTCCCTAATGTGCCATACACTGGACCAAAACCAGAACTACCACTGACCAGACAAATCACCGCTAAAAACGGCGAAGTTGTAATCGTGCCAGTTGAAAACCGCACCCGCGACTGGTGGGACGCAGTGACAACAATGCCACACTGCCGTCTATGGATAGAAGCAGACTGGGCATTCGCCCTGGACACGGCAATGGTCCACGCAGCCAGCGTATACGGATCGATATCAGCAGCAGCAGAACTTAGACAACGTGAACGAATCTTAGGCACCACAATGGACGCCAGACGAGACCTACGTATTCGTTACGTTGACGTTGAAGAAGAGGACACCCCCGCCGAGGTGGTTCCCATCACTAGCCTGAACGACCGACGTGCGAGACTGGCTAATGACTCGTGAACTCATAACTAACGGCTACCACAACCGCAACCGATCTCTCGGATGGCACGCAATTTGGTGGATAGAAACCTTTTGCATTCACGGTCCAGGTGACGTCCAAGGTGAACCAGTGCTACTGGACGACGAATTTGCAGGTTTCATCTTAGACTGCTACGCCGTAGATGAAAACGGCCGACGTCTATACGACTCAGCATTTCTCAGTCGAGCCAAAGGACGAGCCAAATCAGAACTTGCAGGCTTCATCGTTTTGTATGAAGCATTCGGTCCAGCCAGGTTTGACCACTGGGCTGAAGCAGGCGAAACCTACACTTATAAAGACCAAACCTACACATATCAACAAGGGGAACCAGTAGGTAGAACGGTAACTGCACCAGTAATCAGATGTTTAGCGACAGAAGAAAACCAAGCAGGTAACACTTACGATAACGTCCACTTCAACCTAACTGAGGGACCGTTAGCCGAAGGACTGCCCCGCGATGCAGCAGGTCTAACACGTATTTTCATCCCTGGTGGTGGCGAGATCATACCATCAACTGCCAGTAACTCGTCTAAAGACGGTGGTAAAGAATCAATGGTGGTTTTTGACGAAACTCACCTTTACATTCAACCAGAACTGAAACGTATGTATGCTACCGTTCGCCGTAACTTGGCGAAACGTAAACAAGCAGAACCCTGGAGCCTAGAAACTTCAACAATGTATATGCCAGGTGAGAACTCAGTTGCTGAGTCTACCCACAATTTGGCTAAGTCCATCGCTGAAGGTAAAACCAAAAAAGCCAGGTTGTTGTTTGACCATCGTGAAGCCGACCCAGATATCGATCTGTCGGACGAAGCAGAAGTGCGTAAAGGTTTGAAAGAAGCCTACGGCCCTTTTGCAGACGTGATGGACTTAGAACGTATCATCGCCGAAATTTGGGACCCACGTAACGACCCGCAAGACTCACGTCGCTACTACTTCAACCAACCGACTTCAAGCCGTGACGCCTGGATATCAGCACCCGAATGGAATGCGTGTTTTGACTCCACTAAAGTGGTGGCCAAAGGCGACGTTATTACTTTGGGCTTTGACGGTTCTCGTAAAAGAACACGCGGTGTCACTGACGCAACTGCCCTGATCGGTTGTCGCGTATCTGACGGACATTTGTTCCAGATCAGAGTGTGGGAACAACCAGACGGACCAGCAGGAGACGACTGGGAAGTTCCCACCGCAGAAGTTGATAACGAAGTTAGACGTGCATTTGACAACTACAAAGTAGTGGGTTTTTACGCTGACCCAGCAAAATGGGAATCCTATATCGCCGAATGGGAAGCAGCCTTTGGTAAACGTCTCAAAGTGAAAGCCAGCCTACAACACCCGATTGAATGGTGGATGTCAGGTGGCCGTTCTTACTTAGTAGTTCGTTCACTGGAGCAATTCTACAATTCAGTAGTTCAACGTGAGATGACTCACGATGGCAGTCTAGCATTGACACGTCACATCTTGAACGCCAGACGGCGTGCAGGGCGTAACGGTATTCAAATCTACAAAGAACACCCCGACAGTCCAAACAAGATCGACGCAGCCATAGCCGCTAACCTGGCCTGGGCTGCTAGAGTTGACGCAGTTTCAAAAGACCTAGCAAGACCAACCCGAATCATTCCCCGCCGTGTTAGATAGGAGACCCTAGTATGGCAACATTGCCGTCTCTATTCGCCAAACTAATGCAGCAACTGGCCGATGAACTTCCCAGGCTACAAAGGTTAGAGCGATACGCAACAGGCAACGCCCCTCTACCTGAGGGAGCCGAGGGTTGCTCAGCAGCATACCGTAAGTTCCAGCAGAAAGCCAGGACCAACTTGGCACACCTGAGTGTTGCGGCAGTGCGTGAGCGTATGACTATCGGTGGTTTCCGCACTGGTGCTGACGCTGATGAAAACGGCGACCGAGAAGCCAGACGTTTATGGAAAGCCAACGACCTCAGTGTCGGTGCGGCTGACGCACACGACTGGATGTTGACATTCGGTAAAAGTTACGCTATTGTCGGTCCAGTGTCACCTTTCACTGGAGCACCAACTGTAACCATTGAACACCCTATGCAGGTCACCACTATTCACGACCCAGTGGATCGACGTCGCGTGTTAGCAGCAATGAAAGTCTACCGTGACGACAACCTAGAGTTGGACTTTGCTTACTTCTACACACCGACCGAGGTGGTAGTGTATCAAAAACCATCACACACTCCCGCGACGGTGGCCAAAGACACAGCCTTAGTGACTTTAGCAGGATGGGAACTCAACCCAGATTTATCTGGACCTCAACCTCTCGGTATGGTTCCTGTTGTGAAGTTTGAGAACCTAGGCGGTTTAGGTGAGTTTGAAACACACTTAGACATTCTAGACCGTATCAACCACACAGTGTTACAAAGACTGGTAATAGTCACAACGCAAGCGTTCAAACAACGTGCGATTAAAGGTGACTTACCAGAAACTGACACTGATGGCAACTCCATTGACTACAACGGTCTTTTCAGTCCAGGTCCAGGCTCACTCTGGATACTGCCACCTGGAGCCGACATTTGGGAGTCAGGACAGACAGACATCCAAGGTATCTTAGCCGCAGCCAAATCTGACATCCAAGATTTTGCAGCAGTAACCCGCACACCACTGCACTACCTAACTCCAGGTGGAGAATCACAAAGTGCTGAGGGTGCTGCTCTAGCACGTGAAGGTTTGGTGTTCAAAACTGAAGACCGTATCTCACGTGTAAGCAGTTCGTGGGCCACCGTAATGTCGCTAATGTTCAAATACCTTGGCGACGACACTAGAGCCAACCTACTCGACTTAGAACCGATGTGGCAGTCACCTGAACGTCACAGCCTAGCCGAACGAGGAGACGCAATAGCCAAGTTCACTGACGTGCCGTTCCGTTCTAGAATGTCTCTGATCGGTGGATTTAGTCCTGCTGAAATTGACGAGATGGAAGCAGAAAAGGCTCAAGACCAATTGATGACGGGATTATTCGGAAATGCCACCCAAGAAACCCAAACCACCAACGTGGCAGGAACTCAACCGCCAGTATTTGGAGCAAACCAATAGGCTTACTGAAGAAGTAGCCAGTTTCGCCAAAAAACGGCTAATTGACATAGGCGACGTCACTGACGACGCTGTAAAAGCCTACCTACTTGGTGTGTTACCGTTAATTGAAGCAGGCACTACGCAAATCAGCATTCTAACGCGTGGCTATTACGCTGCTTTAGCGAAAATAGAAGGTCAACGTTTCAACCCAAAAAGCGTCACAAGAACAGCCCTAACTCCTAGTGCCTTGCGTGGCGGTGCAGTAACCTCAGAAGAAATCTACACCAGAGGTTTCGTCACCGCACGCATTGCACTGAGTGAGGGAAAACCGATAGACCAGGCTCTCAAAGAGGGAGCGGCAAGAGCCTACAATATAGCCCGCACCGATATGCAACTGGCTAAAACACAAACTGGACTATTCGTGCGAAAAGGAAACAGCAACATTGTCGGTTACGTTCGCACGTTAAGCGGATCAGAAAACTGTGGACTTTGTTACGTAGCCAGCACACAACGTTACCATCGCGGTGACTTAATGCCGATCCACCCAGGTTGCGATTGCGGTGAAATGCCAATATACGGCAACCGAGACCCAGGCCAAGTGATCGACGAAGCCAACCTGGAAGCAACACACGAAGCAGTGTTTCAACGTTTTGGAGCGTCAGCACGCGACGCACGTGAAATAGACTACAGACTTATCACCATTGAGCAACACGGTGAAATTGGACCTCTCCTAACTGTAAAAGGACACAAGTTTACAGGTCCAGGAGACATTTAGACCTCGGCAACCCCGCCGATGCCCGAAACGGGAAAAAACTATCCGACACGGAAAGAGAACAACCTATGAGCGATGAAGTTCAACCAGAAGAAACAACCATCACAGAGTCAACCGACACGGTAGACTTGGCTATTGAAGCCGAAAAGTGGAAGCAGTTAGCACGCAAGCACGAAGACCGAGCCAAGGCAAACGCAGACGCAGCCAAAGAACTCGAACAGTTGAAGCAATCGATGTTAACAGAAACGGAAAAAGCAATCGAGCAGGCTAAAGCCGAATCTCGTAAAGCAACCGTATTGGAATATTCCAGTAAACTCGTAGAGGCTAAACTAGAGAGTTACCTCAACGGTAAAGTTCTAGACGCTAACGCACTGCTCAGTTTCAACAAATCGGCATTCATCGCAGACGACGGCGACATCAATGATGACGCTTTACGTCAATGGGTTGAATCCAACACGGCTAGCCCTGAACCTACTAAACCTGTTTACCCAGATTTAGGCCAGGGCAACAGAGGAGCCGCACCAGCCCTCAATTCAGACCCGCTACTCGCTGATCTGAAAGCCAAACTGGGCATCGACTAACCCTACTATCCTATAAGGAGAAACAAATGGCGGTAGACAACCCTACCAAACTGTCCGATTTTTCGGGCTTTCTAACCCGCGAGCAGGCTGCCCCAATTTTTGAGAAGGCCGCTCGTTCATCTGTTGTTCAGCAGTTGGTCCGCGAGGTCCCACTGTCTATCAACGGCACATCAGTTCCCGTAGTCACTGGCAAGTTGTCAGCAGGCTGGGTGGCTGAAGGTGCACAGAAGCCAGCATCATCTGGTTCACTGGCACTCAAGAATATGGACCCAAAGAAGATCGCCACAGTGGCTATCGTCTCGGCCGAAGTTGTCAGGGCTAACCCAGGCAACTATATGAACCTAGTTCGTGAGCAGGTTGGTGAAGCGTTCGCACGTGCGTTCGACTCAGCAGCCCTACACGGCACTAGCAGCCCATTTAGCACCAACCTTGACCAGACCACTAAGAGCATCGCATTGGGTGCTACCGCAGTGGCTAACGGCGGAGTTCACAAGGACATCGTTGACGGTCTAGGTTTGTTGGTTAACGACGGAAAGCGTCTCAACGGTTTCGCACTTGACGAAATCGTAGAGCCAATTCTGCTTAGTGCAGTTGACGCTAACGGTCGTCCAATCTACATTGACACCCCTCTATCTGAGACCACCGCAGCAGTTCGTCCTGGACGTCTGATCGGTCGTAACTCATTCCTAGTCAACGAAATCGCCGCAGGCGGAGTTGTTGGTTACGCGGGTGACTGGTCACAGGCTGCTTGGGGAGTTGTTGGTGGCATCTCTTACAAGGTAAGCACCGAAGCAACCGTCACCATTGACGGCCAGTTGGTCTCCTTGTTTGAGAACAACCTAGTCGCTATCTTGGCAGAAGCCGAGTATGGATGGCTAGTAAACGACCCAGAGTCGTTCGTCAAGATCACCATTGACTAATCACTCTAACTAACAGAAAGGCCCTGCCCAATGACAGCATTAGCGACTATTCAAGACGTTGAAACCCGATTGGGCAGAAGTCTATCTGAAACTGAAACTACGAGGGCCGAAGCGTTGCTAGACGACGCCTCGGCTCTTGTGGTCAGTTATACAGGGCAACAATTCCTCACAGGAGAATCCACCAACCTGATGCAAGTAAAACAAGGTGGTAAAGTCAGACTGGCACAACGTCCAGCCACGGCAATAGAATCAGTTACAAACATTGATGGCGACGACCTAACATTCAACTGGGACGGCTACCAGACCGTAACCCTGGACAGCAGTGTGGCTTGCACTGGCGATAAAGTTATCGTCAATTACACACACGGCAACGCAACAGTGCCACAAGACGTCATCGCAGTTGTAGCAGCAATGGTGTGCCGCACCATCTCGATCCCAACCGAAGCGGCAGCAGGAGTGACACAACAAACCGTAGGTCCATTCAGCGTCACATACGCAAACTGGGCCGTCGGCGGTCAAGTGATGATGTCACCAGCAGAACAACTCACGTTGAATCGTTACCGCACTAACCTCCAAGGTTCAATAGACACGATAGGTTAACAATGAGCGGCGAAACCATCCAAATCATTCGTAGATCAGAAACCGCCAGCACAGACGCCTACGGTCAACCAACCTACAACGAAACCACGATTACAGTCGGCGGTGTGGCTGTAGCCCTAAAAGGTCAAAACGTGGCCTATCAAGCAGGAGAGCAACTAGAAACAGACCAGATAACTTTGTTTCTACCAGCAGGCACTGATATAACCAACAACGACACAGTTATGGTTAGAGGTGTAGAATATCTAATCAACGGTGAAGCGTTCAACTGGGTCAGCCCTACGTCAGCCTGGAATCCTGGACTTCAACTGGACCTAAAACGTAAGGATAACCTAGATGGGCGGTAGGCGTTGGAAAATCCGAACAGGAAATCCCAACTTTCAACTGACCGTGTTTGAAGAAGGCCTGAACGAACTTAGAACAAGTGAACAAGTGTTTGCTTTGTTAGAATCTCAACTGACGTCCACAGCGTCTATCGCAGGTCCAAACGCCGAAGTAAGACGTAGCACTAAAGCCCGCACCAGAGCAAAAGTTACGTTAACCAACGGTAAAAACACTGCACAAGAAGCAGCCGACGGTTCACTGTTTGCCGCTCTCAGTGCTACTGGAGCGAAAATAGGCAAACCTAAAAAGGAGAGAGGCCTTGAATGAAACAAGACCCAGTGGTCTATTCAGACCTAATGGCAGCCTTAGTCGCTAAAATCCAACCAACCTTAGATGCTGAACTCACTAACGTGAAAGTCGGAGTAACCATACCAAAAGACGCCACTAAGTTCGTGCAAATCAGACGCGACGGCGGTCGAGCCGTCAACCAAATTGTTGAAGCGGCTTTTATCTCAGCCACGATTATTGCGTCCAACTACGGCGAAGCAGAAGCGATCAGTCGTTGCGTTGAATTAGCATTCCAACAAGCAGCAGATGGCAACCCGATCACAATGGTGGAAACCATCACAGCAGCACAAGACATCAGCAGTGAAGCAGGTCAACGACGCTTCATACGTTTTGAAGTGCAACACCGAGGAAGCACTTACAATTAGAATCTCGTCCGTGACGAGTAGGGCAGCAGCCCAAAGCCACCCACACTAAGAGAAAGGCCAACTATGGCAGACTCCAACAACGTGAGAGTAGCGGTTACGGGAGCCTGGTATGTCGGGCAAACCAGCACTACTGCTCCTACTTCCGCAACATCGTCACTGGACGCAGGGTTTAAAGACCTAGGCTACGTTTCCAGCGACGGCATCACTATCACCCGCGACCGCAGCACCAACGCACTACGTGCGTGGCAGAACTCAGACCTAGTTCGTGAATCTGTAACCGAAGCGTCTATGACTTTCTCAGGAATGTTGATGGAAACCACCACCGACACACTTGAATTGTTCTACGGATCAGCAGTCGGCGTTGACGGTTCTATTGAAATCCAACCAGGAGAAACTGGTGGACGTAAGTCATTTGTAATTGACGTGGTAGATGGAACTGAAACCATCCGCTATTACATACCAGAGGGCGAAATCCTATCAGTTGGTGAGCAAGTTCTAGCAAACGGCGAAGCCGTAGGTTACAACATCACTGTTACCGCTTACGCATCCAGTGAGGGTTTCACTGTAAAGAAGTGGGTTGACTCGCTAGCAGCGTAGTCTAACTCAAAGCGAATGGGCGGGGAGATCGAGCACGGCGGTCTCCTCGCTCACTTTCCTACCGTGACCGTGACAACTAAGGAGTTTTTCAAATGTCCGTGTTCAAACTGACAAAAACCAATCAACCGCCGTTTGAAGTAGAATATGACGGTAAGAAATATTCACTTCCAGGTAATGCACCACTATCACTGCTTGAAGTCATATCCAGTGAACCTATGCCAATTAACGCTACTGAAGACCAGACTGTTGAGTGGCAACAACGAATTGGCACTGCAACAATGCGAATCTTTCTAGCAGACGTAATCCCTGCCGAATTAAAAAAAGCACTAAACCCAGCCGACTTACAACCGTTGGTAACAGCCTGGACTGAGCACGCAAAACTGGGGGAATCCTTAGGCTCTGGTCAGTAGCGAGCAAACACCCGAACGAATTTGTCTACGACTTACGAGTATTAGGCATCGGTATGGCTGATATAAACGTCACAATTTCATACGAAGAAGTTGCACGTCTAGTTGAAGTCATTGTTCAAGACCCAGAGTCCTGGCTACACGCTCGCATAGCAGACTGGCGACACCCAGCGTCCCGCACCGTGTTAACCCTTGCCGACGTTTACGACCTCCTAGTAGCCGTAAACAACACTAAAAAAGGCAAAAAACCAAAACCGTATCCAAGACCTTGGACTGGTCAGGCTAACGACAGTATCACAGTAGGTCGTAAAGCCAGCCAAACTCAAGAAAACATCAAAGCCATCTTAGCAAGAATGAGTGGCCGAGCAAAGGATTAAGAATGAGCGAAGTTGGCGTTGCGTATGTAACCCTTTCTGTCTCCACCGCAGGGATCGGTCAGGGCATTGCTTCATCAATGAGCGGTATTCCAGGTCTAGCCACCAACGCAGGTGACCTAGCAGGTAAAGGCTTTGCAGGCAAAATGGGTGGCTACATTAAAAGCCTAGCAGGTCCATTAGCCGCAACGTTTGGAGCGGTGGCAGTAGCCAACTACTTCAAAGGTGCTATTGACGACGCTTCTAACTTTGCAGAGCAAGGAGCAGCAGTTGCCCAGATTTTCGGTGAAGACGGATCAGCAGCACTACAAAAACTTGCTGAAACTTCAGCCACAGCGTTTGGTTTATCAAAAGACAAACTACTTGAAGCCGCTAAAACCTTTGGTGTTTATGGACAAGCCGCAGGCCTAGCAGGAGAAGCAAATTCAACATTCTCTACCGATATGTTGGGGCTTGCCAGAGACCTCGCGTCCTTCAACAACACTTCAGTTGACGACGCAATTCTAGCACTAGGTGCTGGACTACGCGGTGAGTCAGAGCCGTTAAAACGTTACGGCGTGCTACTCGACGACGCCACACTAAAAGCCAAAGCCTTTGAAATGGGCATTTATAAAGGCAAAGGTGTGCTTGACCAGCAAAGCAAAGTCTTAGCCGCACAACAAGTCATTATGGAAAAGACCTCCACCCAGCAGGGTGACTTTGCCAGGACTTCCAGCGGTTTAGCCAACCAACAACGTATCTTAGACGCCAACTTGGCCAACCTAGGCATCACTATTGGCACGTTTCTATTGCCAGCAGTGACGGCGTTCACCGTAGCGATTAACGGCTTAGTGTCGTTTATCGCCGACAACTTGCCGTCCATTGCTGCATTCGTTGCAGTGTTGGGGACTTGGCTTATCGCTACTAACGCAGTTAGAATAGCCACCGCAATTTGGACAGGAGTTCAAGCCGTATTCAACGCAGTGATGGCTCTCAACCCGATTATGTTAATCGTGATCGCTATCGCTTTGCTGGTGGCTGCTATTGTGTGGGTAGCGACCAAAACCACCTGGTTCCAAGACGCTTGGACAGCAATGACCAAATGGATTACCAGTGCTTGGGACGCAACCGTCAAGTTTTTTGACGAAACATTCAAGTCCATCGGCAAGTGGTTTAGCAACATTTGGAAAGGTGCTCAAAAAGCCTGGAACACTTTTGTTGGTTGGATCGACACCGCTGTCAAAACACTAGGTGACATTTTTACCAATGTTTTCAAGTTCATAGGTGACGCATTCAAAGGCTACATCAATTTCTGGATTTGGCTATTCGAGTCATTTATTAACTTCTTTGTGAATGGCATTAACGGCATTGTTGAAGGACTGAACGTCGTTTTAGACGGAATCAAACTGGCTTCTGGCGGTCTGATCACCCTACAAGTCGGTAAAATACCAAACGTCACACTTCCACGATTAGCCCAGGGTGGTATTGTTTACCCTAAGAGCGGCGGAGTTCCCGCTATTCTAGCAGAAGCAGGGCAACCAGAAGTGGTTGCACCGTTGTCTGACTTCAACAAAATGTTAGAACAAGGTAACGGTAAAACGTTAGTCTACAATGCAGCACCAAACCAATCATTAGACGCTGAAACTGCACTGCTACAAGCAATGCGTAGAGCAAAGGTAATTGCAGGATGGTAGACTTACAAATCGCTTTAATCAGTTCCACAGGTCAACGAATCAACCTAGGCACTACTCACCAAACTGACTTTATGTTAGGCACAGATGTGTCAGGTTTCGGCCTACCGCAAGTCAGTGTGGACATCGCTGAGGGAGCAGGAGATGGTGGAACCTGGCAACGAACTCGACGTCTACCACGTGTAGTCGATCTACCGATACTGGTGTTTGGCACAAGCAGAGCAGACCTACAAACCAAACTCCGCTTACTTGGCCAAGTGGTGTCCGACCGTGAAGGTCCAGTCGTTTTACAGGCTGACTACGGCGACGGCACTAGTGTCTACCTAAAAGGACACCTCATTGACGGCGGTCAAACAGAATACGGTAAAAACGCCAACCTTGACTTCTGTAGATGGGTGTTAAGTCTAAAATGCCCAGACCCTTATTGGACCCAAACTGAACCGTTATCTTTCACTATCAAACAAAACTTAGACACCGACGGTTTACTGCCTTATTTAGCAGAATTGCGACTAACTGACAGTCAAGGTTTTGGCGACGTGATGGTAAACAACCCAGGTGAAGTTGAAGCCTGGCCAATTTGGGTAATCACTGGACCTTGCGATGGCTTCACAATTGAAAACGACCAAAACATCGGTTTTAGTTATGACGCTACTATCACAAGCGGTAACCAAGTGAAGATCGACACTAAAGCAGGAACAGTAGAAAGTGCATCAGGAACTAACCTATATAGCAACCTGTCCACCGCACCTAAACTGTTTGCTTTCCCAACTGGAACTAGCAGTGTCTCGGTGGTGATTAACAACGCCGCCAACGACACGTTGGTTCAGTGCTACTTCAACCCACGTCACGAGGTAATTTACTAATGCAAATCCGAGACCTACTAATAGAAGTTAGAGACATAAACCTACAAAAAGTAGGACGTATGCTAGCCACTGACTTAGTTAAGTTTGAAGCGGTTATGAGACTACGGAACGTAGGTTCTTGGAGCATTACACTACCAAAAAGCCATCACCTCATTGACTACCTGAGAACTCCTGGGTCAGGCATTGTAGTCACCAGTCAAATTGGTGTTTTACTGTCTGGCCCAGTGACCTCAGTTGAGTTCGTAGCGGATCAGCAGCACCCAGACGGACTTTGGCAGGTAAAAGGCGTAGACGACTCAGTTCTACTAGGTGAACGCTTGGCATACCCAACACCAACGGTGGCTGACGTAAGTCTACAAACAACAGCATATGACGTCCGAACTGGACCATCAGAGTCTGTTATTTATGACTTTATAGACGCCAATATCGGGCCATCAGCACCTGTTGAACGACGCGTATCCAACTTAACGTTAGGCAGCGACCTAGCCCGTGGCAACACAGTCACCGTGTCAGCCAGGTTTGAACGCCTAGGAGAACTATTAAGCCCACTAGCAGAAGTAGAAGGCTTCAATTTTGACATTGTTCAAAACGGCAACGTGTTGGTTTTTGAAGTAACTCAACCTACTGACAGATCAGCCTACGTTCGTATGGACATAGACAACAACCGACTTACATCAACAGCCTATTCTTACGCCAACCCAACCACCACACGTGCAATCGTAGCAGGCACTGGTGACGGAGTTGGACGAGAATTGGTAGAAACCACAACGCCAGAATCACTAAACGCCGAAACCCAATGGGGCAGGCGTATAGAAACGTTCCTGGACGGACGTGGCGACGGTGGCACAACCGAATTAGAACAAACAGGACGAGAAGCCCTAATCAAGGCAGGAACTACCATCACCAAAGTGTCGGTAACACCAACCGATGACACTACAATGGCTTACGGATACGACTGGAATCTAGGCGACACCGTTACAGTAGTGGTAGCCGATCAGGAAATCCAAGCAACCGTCACTGAAGTTGGACTTTCAGTATCTAGTCAAGGCGTCAAAATAAACGCCACTGTTGGTGAACCGACAGGGTTTGACTTTGAAAGTGCCATTGGTCAACGGCAAAACCGAACTGAAGCCAGAGTTTCTTCACTAGAACGAAACGTCGGAACAGGAAGCACAGGTAACGTCCCTGCTGGCGGCACAGACGGCCAGTTATTGGCTAAAGCGTCTAACAGCGATTACGACCTGGAGTGGATAGACAACACTGCTGACTGGACTTCCGTAGTGAAGCAAACAGTGGTTAACGGCACAGCCGCTACCATTTTACAAGGTCAAGCAGTTTACGTTACAGGAGCAAACGGCACTAACATTTTAGTGGGACTGGCTGACGCCGATCAGGAGTCCACTTCATCTAAAACGTTAGGGTTAGCAGCAGGCAACATCGCACCTAATGGACACGGTTTTGTTGTTACTGAAGGTTTGTTAGCAGGGCTAAACACATCTGCCGCAACGGTAGGCGACCCAGTGTGGCTGTCTTCAACCGCTGGCGGTTTGATTTACGGATTAGCAAACAAACCATCAGCACCACAACACTTAGTTTACATTGGCGTTGTAACTCGCGTAAACAACAACAACGGTGAGATTTTTGTCAAACCACAAAACGGTTTTGAATTACAAGAACTCCACAACGTGGATCTCCACACCTCAGCACCAAGTAACAAACAAGTTCTAATGTTTGACGGCACTACCAACCTATGGAAAAACGCAGACGTAAGTTACGTCCATAACCAAACGGCATCAGTTGCCGTGTGGACCATTAACCACCCACTAAACTACAACCCTAACGTTACTACCTTTGACACCGCAGGGTCTGAAATAGTTGGAGTGGTAGCACACCCAACGGCTACACAAGTGACCGTGACATTCAACCAATCAACCTCTGGTAAAGCCTACCTAACCTAAGGAGACGCACGTGGCAAAAACCTACCTAACCGATATCAACCTTAGCAAAAACGAGTTACAAAACGCTAAGATTCAAAACCTGGCAACAGCACCAACACTTATAGCAGCAGACAGAGGTTTCATTTACTTTGACACTGCCTTAGGTAAGTTGCGTATTTGGGACGGCACTGCTTGGGACGACTTAGTTATCTCTGGTGCTATCGTCAACGCAGACATTGCGTCTGGTGCTGCCATAGCAACATCTAAAATTGCAAACTTTGACACACAAGTTCGCACAAGCCGTCTGGATCAGATGGCTGCACCAACAGCCGCAGTGTCAATGAACAGCCAGAAGATCACAAGCCTAGCAGAACCAACTGGAACTGCTGACGCAGCCACGAAAAACTACGTAGACACAGCCGTCAGTGCTGCTTCAGCAGGTTTAGACGTCAAAAACTCGGTTCGTATGGCTACAACCGCCGACCTAACAGTAGGTCAGCCTTGTGCAGGAACACCTACTGTCACTTACAATAACGGAACTGCTGGAGTTGGGGCTACACTAACTATCGCAGCGGCAGGCGGTAACTGGACTGGAACTGCACCAACAATTGAAGGTGGCATAACACCAGTAGTTGGAGACCGTGTTTTGGTTAAAAACCAAACCAACGCACTACAAAACGGTATTTACACCATTACAACCATAGGAACGGCAGGAACTGCAACTTCTGCCGTTTTAACCAGAGCCACAGACGCTAACACAGCAGCCCTGTTAAGCCCAGGCACTTTCGTATTCACTGAAGTAGGTTCACAAGCCGACACTGGTTGGGTGATGAACGCCGACTCACCGATCACAATGGGAACTAGCAACATCACCTGGACTAAGTTCTCAGCATCAGCAGATATCACTGACGGTGACGGTCTAACCAAAGTTGGTAACGCTTTCAACGTCAACGTAGTGGCTAACCGCACTGCCATCACTAGCGACGCAGTGGACATTGCATCTACTTACGTAGGTCAAACGTCCATCACCACCTTAGGCACTATCGCAACAGGAACTTGGGCTGCCACTACCATCGGTATAGGTAGAGGTGGAACAGGCTCTACAAACGAACCTGACGCACGTTGGAAACTGGCGAAAACAGCCACAGCAGGAACAGTGTCTTGGCAGCCAGGCGAACTGGCAACCAGATATTACGTAAACTGCCCAGTTATCGCACCAGTCGGCGGTATAATCACCTGGACTATCCCACTACCTGGGACTGATACAACAATGGTGGACGGCATTATGGTGCAAATGCGTCAGTTGAACGGAAACGTAGTAGAAGTAGACATTGACACTGCTGCTACCAGCGGGTCTAACGCTGCTGTGGTTCTATCCTGGAACTCGTCCACATCCACCACTTCCAGCCAATACCAGGCTGTTATCGTTTACTAACCTAAGGACCGTGCCAAATGGCTAAAGACGTATTAACTCAATTAAACCTCAAAGCACCTCTACAACTGAACGGATCAGCAGGGACGTCAGGTCAAGTCCTGACATCTGCTGGCACTGGTGGCCCGCCAACCTGGGGCAGCAGCGGTTCGTTCACAGGTGGAACGTTGACCAGCGACCTAATTTTGGCAGCAGGTTCTGGAACTGTTGAACCGTTAAGGTTCCAAGCCAACTCTGCCACTCCTGTTGTCACCGCTGGTGCTTGGGACTACGACGGCGATAAGTTCTACGCAGTCACATCAGGCACTGCAACAGGTAGGTTGATGGTCCCCGCAATGGCGGTTGCCTATTCTACCGCAAACTCAAGCAACGCAACAGGCACAACACCAGTGTCAATATTCCAAGCAGGAGCACGTGCTCTCACTTTAGAAGCAGCGAAAACCTACTATTTCTGTCTAAACTTAGGTTTGAACTATTCTCACGCAGGAACTTCCACGTCAGTTCAGTTTGTCCCTACTTTTAGCCAGACACCAGTAGCGATCAACTACAACAGCGTTTTCATTTCCGCAACGTCTGGCGGTGTAGTCGGTTTTAGACACACAACCGCAGCAGCGTCATTCATCACACCTGGATTTGGTGCTAGCGTCACTGGAGCGACCGTGTTAATTGAGGGGTTTTTCCGATCCAACGCAACAACAGGTGGAACTATTGAGTTCAAGTTTCAACTGTCAGCAAGTAACGGAGCGACAGCGACAATGACCACTGGCTCGTTGCAACAGGTTATGAAAATTGGAACTGGAACTCCAGGTGTAATCTCAGGAGCGTGGGCATAATGGACGAGATCAACAAACTGCTTGAACAATTTGGACGTGACGGTTATGTTAGTCCAGAAGATTTGAAAACAGTAGCCGACGTTGTTCGGCTTCTAGTGGACAAAGTTCAAGAATTAACAACATCAAACTAACAAAGAAAGCGAGACTAGACAATGGCAAAAACTTCTTGGCCGTTCGCATCGCAGGCAACCACAGAAACACAATTCTCTCAACTGTTCAGTGCAATGGGTGAGTTCGGAGTTGCAGGTCAACCAAGCGACACTGCACTGAAAGTCACTGGCGATTCAACTGGTATGAACGTAAAAGTGGCAGCAGGGTTTGCTTTAGTTCGCGGTTTCGCGTTCTATTCAACAGCCCAAGAGACGCTGACTGTTTCCGCTTCAGCGACCAGTCCACGTATTGACTTAGTTGTGTTACGGTTAGATCCGTCCGTTGACAGTGTTGATTTAGCAGTGGTAGCAGGAACACCAGCAGCGACACCAGTAGCACCAAGTCTCACACAAAACACAGCCGCTAACGGTGGCGTGTATGAATTGGAGATCGGTCGCATCCTAGTAGGTGCAAACGTTATCACCATTAGCCCAACAGCAGTTACAGACACTAGGCCATTTCTAGGCACGCCAGTAGGTAGATGGACAGCCGACAGCCGTCCCGCTTCACCAAAAGTAGGACACCTAGGTCTAAACACCAGCACCTCAATGATGGAATACTGGAATGGCACAGCCTGGACTGAACTGTCACCATCAAGCATTGACGCATCGGTAATCACCAGTGGAACTCTCGCCGTGGCCAGGATTCCAAACCTGGATGCAAGCAAAATAACCACTGGCACTATCACGCGACCAGTAAACGCTGCTGTATCAGGTGACGTCACTACAACCAATTTACACGTTGACGGCAAGAAAATCGTCGTTTCTGCTTCAGCACCGACTGGCCTTTCGGCTGGTGACATTTGGATTGACATTTCCTAATGGCGTTTGCTACCGTCAATACAGGAGCGAAAACTAACACTGCTGCTTACAACGGATTCGACGAAAACCGTCTAACTCAGTCCTTTTCAGTTCCATATTTAGCCAATCACAGATGTTCCATACTTGGTGAATCGTCAGCAATGCCAGTGGTGTTCCAAAACGTGTCCGCGTGGGTGTGGGACAGCACAAGCAACGCCAACGTGTCAGTTCAATTTCTAATCGCAGACGACCGTCAAGGTTTGAACGAAGCACTGTCACTACCGTTTACCGTGCCAAGCAGTGCAAGCAAAAGCACGAAAAGCGTGAGTAAAACCTCACTGATCAGTGCAAATGAAACTTTCTACTACGGGTTCATTAACAAAACCTCTGGCTACGGCAACCAATATTTCGGGGCAGGGTCTGGACTGTTAAGAACTTCAGCAGCAGGTAACTACTTTGACGGTTGGGCGACTGCAAACACGTTTGATAACAAAGCCCTCTACGGATCGGTAACTTACAACACTGCACCAGAACAAGTGACAGGTTTAACCATCTTGTCGCTTAACCCAGGTGAAGTGCTGCTCGACTGGAATGACCCAAACAACGGAGGAACGGCGATCACAGGTTATCGCGTGCAATACCGCGAACCTGAAGAGATGACCTGGCAGACGTTGAACGTTGCCACCACTTACAGCACCGCCACTCTTACTGGTTTCACACCAGGAAAAATATACCAATTCAGAGTTGCGGCACGTAACGCCGTAACCGATGACCTCGGTGTCACCTACGCTGGACTTTACTCGTCAAGCGTAAGCATTCGGGTGATGCGTGGCGTGAAAGTATCAGACGGTGCAGGTAACTGGACTGACGGCCAGATTAAAGTCGCGGACGGCACTGGCGGTTGGACATTCGGTAACATTTTAATCAGCGACGGAGCAGGAGACTGGGTGTGAGCGATAAAGAAGCAATCCCCGCTTGGGCAGTTGAACTGACTAAGCAGGTGGCCATACTGAACGAGAAAATCCCAACACACGTCGAGTGGGTTGAACGCAACATCAAAGACCACGAACTACGCCTACGCACATTAGAGCAGTTCAAGTGGGTGATGGTAGGTTTAGCCTTAGCCAGCGGTGGCGTTGGGGCGATGCTCGCCAGAGCGATAGGAGCGTAATGTCAACAGCCAAAGCAGTAATTGCAGAAGCCAGAAAACACCTAGGTTACGTTGAAGGACCTAAAAAAGACAACCTGTTTGGACGTTGGTATGGAGCCAACAACGCACCCTGGTGTGCAATGTTTGTGTCTTACTGTATGAACAAAGCAGGAGCAGGGCTGCTGATTAAAGGTGCTCAAACCGCTAAAGGTTACGCGTCTTGCGGTAAAGGCATCGCCTATTTCAAAAAGAAAAAAGCCTGGTTCCCAGTTGAGCAAGCCCAAGTTGGAGACCACGCGTTTTTTGACTGGAATCACGACGGCGACCAAGACCACGTTGGAATAGTCACCGCTATTGATCTGAAGAAAAAACAGATCAAAACAATAGAGGGTAACACTAACGACTCTAACCACTCTAACGGTGGGACGGTCCAGGAAAAATGGCGTAACTTCTCAGTGATAATGGGAGTTGGTCGACCAGCCTGGACCGCAAACCCTAAACCGTCTAAAACAGCAGCAGCAAAAGAAGTAAAAGCAAAACCAGTAACAACTACCGTGCAGGCTCAAGCCGTGCAATCACCCGTGTTGAAAACCAGTAAACCACAAGTGAAAGCGGTAGAACCAAAAATGTCAGCAACAGAACTAGAATCATTACCAGAAAACTACAAGCCTAGAGCCGAACGTGGACCTTGGGTGAAAACCTTGGATATCTTCCTAAGGCTTTTAGCAGGTTCAACTTCAGCGTTCTTGTTGCCTTTCGGATCCATTGCTTTGACCAACGTCCCATCTTGGTTAGCAATTCCGTTAGCAGCAGCGTTAGGTTGGTTTGCTTTCAGGACTAGCAACTTGCTGAACACTTACACACGTTTCGGTCGTTTGACTGAACGTGACATTGATGCTAACTTCACTAGTATCGCTAAAAAGAAATAAGGAGACTAACCGTGCAATCTCTAAAAGAAACACTAGCAAAAGGTCCAGTGGTAACTAAACTGGGCAAATCTTGTTCCACGTGTGCGTGGCGAGAAAACCTTAATACTGAAGACCGTCAGGCTTTTGAATCAGCAGTTGAATCAGGAGCCTGGCCAATTCGGTCCCTCTATCGCATTGCAAAAGACTTTGGTGTCACTGTAAGCGAGTCAGGATTTAGTAACTGTGTCAAAAAGCATAAAACAAGCATTAAGTAACCCGCCGATGCGAGACATTCCAGCAGACTGGAAACCGTCAGCAGTGTGGGATGGTTTCACTGGTGAGATAGTCAGTGAGCCATTACAAAAAGCACCCAACCTGGACGAATTGCTACGAGAACACGGTCACGACCCTGATCTGGTGCAAATCGTTGGTCCAGTTCGCACCAGTAGATGGCAACGTTATGACGGCGAATGGTTGACCAGTTACCGTTTCACTTTTAGTCAGAAACGTGAGTCTATTGACTTACCTGCTTTATTAGCAGAAGTAAAAAAGACTAAGGTGAAGCCACGCGAGTCTAAACCTGGCTCTGCTTTAGTAGTGGTGTGGGCTGATCCGCAACTCGGTAAAAGCGACAGTCGCGGTGGGACGTTAGAACTCTTAACCAGGGTTGCAGAAAAACGTGCTGCTTTGAGTGACTACATTAAAAAACATAAAACCAGTTCAGCGTTTGTAATGAATGCTGGTGACGCGGTTGAAGGTTTTGAGAATGTGGCTGCTCAAGCGTTCACTAACGACTTGAGTTTGATGGACCAGATCGACTTAGAAGCCACGTTGGAGTGGCAGTTGTTAGAATTGTTGGTGAAAACACACGGGCGTGTAGTTTCGGCAGCGGTTCCGTCTAATCACGCTGCTTGGCGTAGCGGTAAACAAGCCTTAGGTAAGCCTAGTGATGACTGGGGTTTGTTCATTCAAAAACAACTGGCAAAGATGTCTGATCTTGTCGGTTGGAATGTTGAGTTCGTTCGTCCTGAAGACTGGTCTGAGTCGTTAGTCATTGATGTTAATGGCACGATGGTTGGACTTGCTCACGGTCATAGGGCTTCCAGTCCTGACGCGATACCTAAGTGGTGGGCAGGCCAGGTTCACGGTGGTCAACCTTTGGCTCACGCCGACGTTTTGGTCAGTGGACATTATCACCATTTGAGGATTCAACCGTCTGGACGTAACCCGTTTACGGGCAGGTCTAAGTGGTGGCTTCAAGCACCGACATTGGACAACGGGTCGTCTTGGTGGCGTAACGTTTCTGGTGATGACAGTGATCCTGGACTTTTGGTGTTTACGGTTGATGACCAAGGCTTGAACTTGTCTAGTCTTACCGTGTTGTAAAAATATTCCCCCCGTCTGGGTGGCTTCGGCCGCTCGGCGGGGGGTATTTCGCTGTATTCGCGACACGCCGAGACATTACTTGACAGCAAGTCAATTCGTATGGTTGAATAGAAATATAGAGGGAACACAGGGTTCCCCGCGAGACACAAGGAGACTCAAATGAACAAGCACTTTGTTATTCACCCAGATGGCACTAAAAGCACACGTCAGTCCCGTAACCGCACCTACACTTATGCAGTGGCGGTTGGACCAGACAAGCGTGACGATCTAGTGAAAAAGCAAAAAGCAGTCGTCGCTAACTTTGAAGCAAGTTACACCCGTTACGATGACATCATCAACTACCTAGAAGTTGGTGGCGAAATCAAACTCAGAAACCACGACTACCTTGGCAAGATGTGGCACGCCACCGAATTGCGAGCACTAGCACAAAGCAGATCAGAACGAGTTTACGGCACAACTATTTTATATGCTAGAGAAGCAGCAGAGGCTGGAATTGACATTGACGACAGTGAAGCCGTCAGAAATCTCGCTATCACCCAAATCACAGAATACCGCACCTCAGCGTTAGCCAGAGTTACCAAAGCCAAAGCAAAACTGGCAGAAATTGAAGCAGGACCAGAACTGCAAGGTAACTGGGGAGTCCTCACCTGGAACAGCAGACGCGACTTGTCTGAAAAAGCAGCCAGTGCATTCAGAACCAAAACCACCAGTGACGTTGTAGTAGTAGAGGTAGAAAGGGTGGGGGCGTAAGCCCTCACCTCATTAAGGAGCGGAAATGGCTAAAACATTCTTAGACGTAGTGAAAACAAACATCACACTGTGCGGCTTTTGTTCAACGAACTCACACGACAAGTGTAAACGAGCATTACGCAACGGCGACCTCAGCGTCATCTTATGTCCTTGCAGTTGTCAAACCATCGTAACCCAATTCTGCACTGAATGCCATACCGCAGAGCAGGACAACTTAGGCAGACCCTGGCTATGTGATGACCGATCAGCGTGCGACGCTAGAGTTGAAGCACGACTGGCTGCATCACCAGAACACCAATTAATCCAGTCCTACATCAACCGCACCCGCACCGAAACACAAACCAAATACAAACAGACCGCTGTTAAAAAGAACTCCTGCTTGTGTTGTGGTGAAGCCACCAAGGGTGGCAAGTTCCTGCCAGGCCACGACTCCAGGTGGTTGAATATGCGACTAGCCGAGATAACTGGCGGCTCAGTTACCAAAGACGAGCAACTGGCACGTGTTGCAGAGGTAAGCCCAGCCCTGGCCGTCAAACTAGAAAAGAGACTTAATTGAAACAAGCCCTTTTTATTGATCCAGGAGACGTCCACGTCGGTATGGCTAAGTTCCACGAGATCAAGCCAGACGTATGGACTTGCGTCAACACGTGGGAAATCGGTCCAGCCCTAGGGGAAGAAATGCTAGCCGACATTCTTACTGACCAGAGATTTATCTTAGTTTGTTACGAAAGATGGCGACTGTTTGGACACCTCGCCCAACAACAAACAGGCTCAGAGTTTAGAGCCGTCCAGTTCATAGGCGTGTTGAAATACCTACACCGACGCACTGCCCACTCAAGTTGCATCCTGGAAGTCCAAGACCCGAAAGTCCAACCAGTGGCCCTAAGCGTGGCTAACAACAGGCAAATAAAACTCCGATCAGTTACAGAGAAGCGGGGGAACCACGCCAAGTCAGCAGAACTGCACGGCGTATACTACTTCACTTCCCGTAACTTGTCGGTCATCAATGATAGACTAGAAGAATGAACGCACCACGTTACACTATTGGAGCCAAACACGCACCAGCAACCTACACACGTGAAAAAGTCACGCCGTGTGGCCGCAAATGCTGTTGGACACCCTGGAATTGTGCACGCAAACAAGAGTGTGCCTGCCACAAAGAAAAACCACAACCACCAATTCAACTGAAAAGAGACTAACCGTGACTGAAATCGTGCTATCCTACTCGGAGATCGACACATACCGCCAATGCCCATTGAAACACCAGTGGGCTTACGTTGAACGCTGGCGTAGACCAGTAGACCCAGGTGGAGCCTTAGCAAAAGGTTCGCTGTTCCACCTAGTGATGGAAACACACTACACCGTGTTGCAGAAACACGACCGCAAAACACCAGCATCGTGTGAAGCAGCCCTGGCTGAGTCGCGTGACGCAGTGCAAGTCCACCTCTACGACACTAAAACTGGTGCACAAAGTGAAACCCAGGCTTTAGTAGAGTGGATGTTCCAGGGTTACTTAGACAAATATGGAGCCGACCCAGACTGGGACATTGAAGGAGTGGAATTAGCATTCCAACTGCCTTTACTTACACCTGACGGCAGTGAGTCGCCTTATCAGATCAAAGGCAAAATTGACTTGCTAGTTCGCGACCGTAAAAACGGCCATTTATGGGTTGTTGACCATAAGAGCGGTGCTAACCTGCCCAGCACTATGGACCTAGAAATTGACGATCAGTTTGGTCTCTATACGTGGGCAATGAAGCAGCAAGGTCAACCAGTGTTAGGTGCTATTCACAACGCTGTTCGCACCACACGCAACACTGCTGACTTCCCAGAATACACTGGCAAGTTACAACCTCAAACCCTGGAACAACGGCATCTGAGGACTTACCTTAACCGCAGTGAGGTGGAGTTGAATGCGATTGCTCAAGACGCTTGGGCGGTAGCGGCTAACGCTTACCCAGTTGAAGGCCAGGAACGGCCACTCTATTCATCACCAGACCCACGCAATTGCGGTTGGAAATGCGACTTCAAAGAGATTCACTTGATGGCACGTAAAGGACGCAACCCAGAAGCAGCATTGACTGAATCGGGTTTTGTCCAGGACTTTACGAGACACTGATGACTAAAAAGATTAGGGGTAACGCGGCAAACCCAAACCGCGACGTGTATGACTTCTATCCAACCGATCCGCTTTGGACTAAAGCGTTACTGGACTCAGTGAAATTTGACAAGTGGTTGTGGGAATGTGCAGCAGGGCAAGGTCACATCACTGACGTGCTAGAAGCAGCAGGGTTTGATGTGTATTCATCAGACATTCAGGGTTTTCGCGGTGAAGACGGGGTTGACTTCTTGGAGTTAGAGGGACCGCAGTGGGACCGCGACATCATAACTAACCCACCTTATGCATTGCTTGACGACTTCATCACCCAGTCGTTGAAATTGACTGACGGCACGGTGGCTCTCTTGGCTAACCTGCAAGCGGCTGGTGGCACTAACCGCACTAGGAGTGTCTGGACGATCACACCGCCGTCCTTAATTTTGATAATCCCACAACGTATGAAAGTTAACGGTAAAGCCAGCCAGTTTTGCCACGCGTGGTTCGTCTGGGAACGCGGGTTGAGAACCCTGGGCCAGACCAGAGTAGAATGGAAAGACCTTAATGCTACCATC